CTTTAAGATTTTCAGCGCGTCACATTGCAGAGATCTGCATTAGTGAGAACATGAACGATAAGGTCGATACGGTTTTCAGAAAATTTAAAATGACGGCCCGACAGATCCTACAGAGGTTTGGCGATAAAAATGCCCCCGACAGAGTAAAGAAGGATGGCGATAACGAACCCTATGCAGAACATGAAGTGGTTCATGTCGTATTTCCACGGGCAGATGCCAAAGGTGGATTTGCAGAAGACAAGCCGTTTGCCTCTATATATTACCACGAAGACACGAAAGTTCTTCTTTCCGAAAGTGGTTTTGACTCTATGCCGTTCTGCGTACCCAGAATGAATAAGGATAGTGTCAGTATTTGGGGAAGATCCCCTGCGATGAATGCGTTACCTGATACTAAAATGCTTAACAAGATGTCTGAGGTTACCATTCGGGCAGCACAAAAACAGATAGATCCACCACTTATGGTGCCTGATGATGGGTTTATTCTGCCAGTAAGAACAACACCTGGCGCATTAAACTTCTATCGTACTGGAACAAGAGACAGATTAGAGCCTCTCCAGGTTGGCGCAAACAATCCATTGGGTTTAAATATGGAAGAGCAAAGACGGAATGCTATCCGTGAAGCCTTCTATGTAGACCAGCTGCTTTCTCAGGAAGGCCCAAGAATGACGGCTACGGAGGTTTTACAAAAGAACGAGGAAAGAATGCGGCTACTAGGCCCAGTTCTTGGAAGGCTCCAGGCAGAACTTCTACAACCTCTTATCTCAAGGACATTTGAATTGATGCTGGTAAACAAGGAACTGCCAGAGGCTCCCGAAATGCTCCAGGGCCAGAATATAGATATTGAATATGTTTCTCCACTAGCAAAGGCGCAGAAGCTAACGGATCTTCAAAGCACAATGAGAGGCCTCGAAGTAATGATGCAGATGGGCGAAATGGCTCCCGTTGGTGACTATATCGACACCGATGGTTTGATTAAGTACATTGCAGAAGTTACTGGAATGCCTGCGAAAATTATAAAATCAGAAGAAGAAGTCGCGGCATTAAGAGAGGAACAACAACAGCAGGCAGCAATCCAGGCACAACAACAGGAACAAATGCTTGAGGGTCAGAATATGCAGCAGGCCGCCCCCATGATGAAAGTTCTACAACAAGCTGAACAAGCTGCTAACCAACAATGAAACTGGATGATTTAAAGAAGACATACCGCCAGCTATTTAATACTGACGAAGGCAAGGTCGTTTTACGCGATTTAAAACTCAGAAACCATATGCTTTCCTCAACATTTGTGCCTGGCGATACGAATGACACCGCATTCCGCGAGGGTCAGCGATCCGTTGTTCTGACGATATTAAGAATGATGGAAGAGAAAACAACGGCAGAAATTCAACAATTAAAGGAATAAAAGATGAGTGAAGCAGAGGCAATCCAGGAAACTGGATCTCAGGAGGCTGCTGCGCCAGCAGTAAATTTTATTGATACATTACCAGAGGACATAAGAGCAGAACCTTCTCTGAAAAACTTTTCGGATATTGGTGGTTTGGCAAAGAGTTATGTCCACGCACAAAGGCTCATTGGGTCTGACAAGGTGCCGATACCAGGCAAGTCAGCTACCGAAGAGGATTGGGATATGGTCTATTCCAGGCTGGGAAGACCGACAGATGCCAACGGCTATGAGATTGAAATGCCGAAGGCCTTTGAAGAAAAGGACAGTCAGAGATTTAGGGAGGCCGCCTTTAAGGCTGGATTGAATGGAAAGCAGGCATCGGCTATGGCTGAAATGCTTAACGGTCAACTCACAGAGGCTTCCGAAACTTATACGACAAATGCAGAAAACTTGCGCCATGATTCCGAAATGGAATTAAGAAAGGAATGGGGCAAGGCATTTGAACAGAATATGCAGAAGGCTAACCGTGGGGCAGAATACTTTGCCGATAGCGAAGTTCTGGATATTCAGCTTGCCGATGGTCGAAAAGTAGGTGACCATCCGCAATTAATAAGAATGTTTGCCTCTCTAGCCGAAAGGATAGCAGAGGACAACGTAGAGGGTAAGGCCCAGGATGCGATTATGACACCCGTTGAAGCAAACCGCGAACTTGCGGAACTTCAAGCGAAGGACAGTCCATACTGGGATAAGACCCACCCTCAACATGATTCCTTCGTTCAAAGGGCGCAGCAGCTTTTTGAACTGATGGGAGAGTAAGATAACCTTTTAGGCCTTACGACTTTTTCAAAACCGTGACCCCTTTCTAGGGACAATCCATCAAAACTTAACTTAAATAATGAAGGAGTGTATGATGAGTACACAAATTACTACAGCCTTTGTTAATCAGTATAGTTCCAATGTTCAGCTACTCTCTCAACAGATGGGAAGTCTTTTGAGAAGTGCGGTGGATGTTGAAACTGTCAATGGTGACAAGGCATTCTTCGAGCAAGTGGGTTCTGCCGCTGCCGAAGAGAAAACCACAAGAAACAGTGATACCCCTTTAATGGATACACCACATTCCAGAAGAATGGTGACATTATCTGATTACGAGTACGCAGATCTTATAGACGATCAGGACAAGATCCGTATGCTGATTGATCCAACCAGCACATATGCGCGTGCTGCGGCTGCGGCAATCGGGCGAAAACTCGATGACGTAATCATAGCTGCTATGGGTGGATCGGCAAAAACTGGAAGTTCTGGTTCTACATCAACCGCCTTACCAGCAGGCCAGAAAATCGCTCATGGCTCAGCTGGGCTTACCATTGCAAAGTTAGTATCAGCGAAAAAGATACTTGACCAAGGTAATGTTGATCCATCGATCAAACGATATATCGTTGTATCTCCAGAGCAAATGGAGGATCTACTTAACTCAACTACTGTTACTAGTGCAGATTTTAATTCGGTAAACACTTTGCCTATCTAGGTGGAAACACTTAGATGAAACTCAGTCAAATTCGGGGAAGGCTTTAAAATGCTAATCCCGAGCCAAGCCTAGAAATAGGAAGGTGTAGAGACTTGACGGCTGATACCCTAACATTCAGATGAGGGTAAAGAGAAAGTCCAGACCACAAACTCGACAGAGGCGGTGAAAACCGTAGTTGGTATGAAAGGCACTTGTACAAGGCGATATCGACACATTTGTCGGTTTTAAGTTCATAACTTCTAATCGTTTAACTGACGATGGCACATCAAGACTGTGCTATGCTTGGGCAGAAGACGGAATGAAGTTGGCAATGGGCAAGGAACCAACTGCTAGTATCGATGTTCGTCCTGATAAATCATATGCAACCCAAGTGTACTACTGTGCTTCCTTTGGCTCAACCCGAATGGAAGAATCTAAGGTAGTGCAACTAGCTTGCAACGAATAGGAGGATTAAAAAATGGCTACAGTTTACTCAGTCCAACAGACTAAGCATAACCAGAATGATCCTACCGAAAAAATCAAGCCAAACGAAAAGGGTGGCAGGGTTCGTATTGCATACGCATTATACGAAGCATCCTCTCTTTCAAGTGGTGATGTCATCAATATGTTCACTCTTCCTAACGGGGCAAGAATCCTTGAAGGAACTTTGACACATGACGCGATGGGTTCATCTACTACTTTGGCGGTAGGTCATGCGGCATATAAGAATGCCGATGGTACAACAGTTGCACTTGATGCAGACGAATTTTTCGCTGCGGCTGCTTCTACATCCATAACAACAGTTAATGTTGCGGTAACATCTGCATTGGGCAGAAACACCGTGATTGACGCTGACGGTGACGGTTATACAGTGACCGTAACAATGGGTGGAGCAGCTGGCACGGGAACTGTCGAACTGCAAATGCTCTACGTTGTAGATTAAATATCTTGGACGGCTCCTTCGGGGGCCGTCCTTTTACCTAGGAGAATTCAATGCCATCAGTTGTAGACATAGCAAATGAAGCCTTAAACATCATCGGAGCGAATACCATCTCTGCTCTAGATGAAAACTCAAAGGCGGCTATCGTAATTAATCAGCGATACAGTACCATTAGGGATAGTGTCTTTAGAGATCACCCCTGGAACAGTCTGACAAAAAGAGCAACTCTGGCACAAGATACCGAAACACCTGATTTCGGATATACATACCAATATACTCTCCCCACCCTTCCCTATTGTTTGAGAGTTCTGGAATTCTCTAATGGCACCTCCAGCTATCCTCAAGACAATATGACAAATAACACTGGTGGCCCCGTTTTTGTTATTGAAGGCCGTAAACTTCTGACAGATGAAGGTACTGTAAAAATAAGATATATCGCACGGGTTGAAGATCCAAATGAGTATGATGCCTCTCTCATAGATGCTTTGGCGGCAAAGATTGCCACAGAAATATGCTATTCCATTACGGGTTCGGCTTCGTTGGTTACGACTACGTTTCAGTTATATCAGCAGAAGCTATCCTTGGCTAAGAATGTGGATGCAACAGAAGGCGCACCACAACGTATTGAGGCATCAGACTTTATTGAATCGAGGTTCTAATGGCACGATCTGCGCCATCCATATCTGCCTTCGTAAGTGGGGAATTATCTCCACGATTGGAAGGACGGGTAACCCTGGAGAAATACCAGACGGGATTAGCAGACCTCACAAATATGATTGTATTGCCTCAAGGAGGTGCAACAAGAAGACCAGGCACGGAATTTATTGGAGAAGTAAAGTCCAGTTCCGTAAAGAATAGGCTAATACCTTTTCAATTCAAAACTACGGACACCTATATTCTGGTATTCGGAGATCAGACGATGCGAGTTATTCGAAACGGATCTCAGGTTTTAAACAGTTCGGCAAAGAATATTACGGCTGCAACCAAAGCGAACCCTGGTGTAATTACTTCAAATTCACATGGTTTTTCAAATGGTGATGAAATTTATATTGCCTCTGTTGGCGGTATGACAGAATTAAACGCGAGAAATTATCTTGTAGCGAATTCCACAACAAATACTTTTACATTGACTGACCTATTCGGCACGGCAATCAATACAACAGATTTCACGACTTATACCTCTGGAGGTACTGCAACAGAAATATATGAAGTTGCGTCACCCTATACGGAGGCCCATCTTCCGAATGTCAATTTCGCTCAATCAGCTGATACGATGTATTTAGTACACCCAAGTTATGCGATAAGGACATTAACACGCTCTGCTCACAATAATTGGACTTTTGCCACCGCCAGTATATCTGGCAGTCCCTCCCCTGGGTTGGCATCTTCAGATAATTATCCGAGCGTGGTGTCCTTCTTTGAGCAAAGGTTGGTGTTCGGAAACACAAATAATAACCCACAAACCTTATGGTTTTCTAAAAATGGTGCCTATTTAAATTTTACTGTTGGAACCAATTCTGATGATTCTTTGATTTACTCAATAGCGAGCAATACGGTGGATAGTATCCGTTGGCTCTCAGCTACCAGGGTATTAACTGTCGGAACTTCTGGTGGGGAATATGTGGTGACTGCCAGTAATGACGGGCCAATAACACCTACAACAACCCTCATAAGAAAGTATTCAAACTACGGATCGGCTCAAGTACCTCCAGTTCAAGTTGCCGATGTTACTCTATTCCTTCAAAGAGGTGGCAGAAAGGTAAGAGAATTTAAGTATGTCGGAGATGTCGATGCGTCAGGCTATCAGGCTCCTGACATGACTATTCTGGCAGAACATATTACCGATGGTGGTATTGAGGCACTGGCCTTTCAACAAGAACCAGACTCTATTGTGTGGTGCGTTAGGGCAGATGGTACATTACTAGGTCTAACTTACCGAAGAGAAGAACAAGTTGTTGCCTGGCATAAGCATACTTTAGGTGGTGTCTTTGGATCTGGTCAGGCGGTTGTAGAAAGTATTGCAACACTGCCTACGGATAGCGGTGAAGATGATCTCTATATGATCGTCAAAAGAACAGTAAATTCTGTGACAAAAAGATATGTGGAGAAACTAAAAACATTTGACTTTGGGTCAGCTGCAACGGGATCATTCTTTGTAGATAGCGGATTAAGTTATTCTGGATCGGCAACAACCTCTCTATCTGGATTATATCATCTCCAGGGGCAGACGGCTTCGGTGCTTGGAAATGGAGCCTCTCATGCAACAAAAACCGTATCAGATGGCGGTATTACTACGGACTTTAGTGTGACAACGGCAGCCGTGGGATTAGGTTTTACAAGCAGTATGAAGACATTACGGTTGGAAAGCGGATCTGTTGACGGAACTAGTCAAGGCAAGCCAAAGAGAATTCATGCCGTGACTGTTAGGTTATTCGAAACCGTAGGTGTTGAAGTTGGCACCAGTTCAAGTTCCGTAGAACGCATACCATTCAGAGACAGTTCAATGGCTATGGATACGGCTGTTTCTCTCTTCACGGGTGACAAGGATATAGAATTTACGGGCGGCTTTGATGACGATCAGGACAGAATATATGTCCAGCAAACCCAAGCCCTCCCCTTAACAGTCTTGGCCTTATTTCCAAGACTTAACACATTTGACATATAGGTGAGAAATGGCACTTGGCCCATTTGAAATAATAACATTGGGACTGAACCTTGTTGGAGGTTTGCAAGAAAAGAAAGCCGCTGACAGAGCAGCTAGAGCAGCCAGGGATGCTGGCGATTTTAATGCTGAAATCATAGAGCGAAATATTGAACTTCTAGGCAAACAGTCCGATCTTATTAATCAGAACCTAGCGATGGAGAAACAACGCGGTAAATCCGCATTTGAAGCCATACAAGGAGAGGTAAGAGCAAACACTGCCTATGCTGGCATAGATATGTCTAGTGCCACTACTCAGATGAATTTAGAGCAGAATGCCAGGGAATTTGAGTACGAGCAGAAGGTTATGGATTACAACAATGCCATTACGCAAATGCAGATAGCCGATGCCCAGGAGGATAGTCGATTGCAGGCAGAACTATCACGGATGGAAGGTGGGGCACAAGCAGCCTCTCTCCAGGCACAAGGCACCGCTTCTCTTATTAAATCTTTTGGTGATACCGCCAAGATGGCAGATCAGATGGGAGTATTTGCATGAGAATACCAGTTTACAGATCCCAAATCCAGGCAACCAATGAAGCCCCTGGTCGTGCATTCCAGACACGAAAAAACGCGCAGCCATTCGTCCAGGCGGCATTGGATAAAGACGCAGCTGGTAGAGCCTTAACAAGCAGTATCGGGGATTATGCACTCTATCGCTACAATT